GACGAAGGCCACGCGGTCAACATGCTTGACACGATCAAGACCGAGCTTGAGTCCAACGACCTGCTCCTGGAGGACTTCCCGGAGGCTATCCACCCGATTCGGTGCCTGGAGGGCATCGCGAACCGTTGCGCAGGACAGCTCTCCAATGGCGAGCGCACCTACATCGAGTGGACGGCGAAGGAGATCGTGCTGCCGACCATACCGGGCAGCAAGGCGAGCGGCGCGATTCTGAAAGTGGCCGGCATCACGGGACGCATTCGCGGCATGAAGCACCAGACCGCAGACGGCGACTCCATCCGGCCCGACTTGGTCATCCTGGACGACCCGCAGACCGACGAGAGCGCACGGAGCCTGTCACAGTGCCAGGCGCGGGAGAGCATCCTTGCCGGAGCCGTGCTGGGCCTTGCTGGGCCGGGCAGGAAGATCAGTGGCATCATGCCCTGCACGGTCATCAAGCCCGGTGATATGGCCGACCGCATCCTTGACCGCGACGCGCACCCGGAGTGGAACGGAGAGCGATGCAAGATGGTTTACTCTTTTCCGGAGAACCAGAAGCTCTGGGACCGCTATGCGGAGATCCGGGCCGAGAGCCTGCGCGCCGGTGGCGACGGTTCAGAAGCCACCGAGTTCTACCGACAGCATAGGGAGAAGATGGACGAGGGTGCCCGGGTCGCCTGGCCGGAGCGCCACAACAGGGACGAGCTGAGCGGCATCCAGCACGCCATGAACCTCAAAGCCCGGGACGAGGCCACCTTCTGGGCCGAGTACCAGAACGAGCCGCTGTCAGACACGCAGGGCGAGACCGAGGCGCTGGACGCCGATGCGGTGGCCAGCAAGGTCAACGGCCGAAAGCGCGGCGAGGTGCCGGTGAAGTGCGAGCACCTGACCGCCTACGTGGACGTGCAGCAGAAGCTGCTTTTCTACGCCGTCTGCGCCTGGGAGGCGAATTTCACCGGCTACGTTATTGACTACGGCACCTATCCCGAGCAGGCCCTGAGCTATTTCACCATGCGGGAGGTCGAGCGGACGCTCAGGCGCGTGCACCGGGGCACGGGCGTGGAAGGCGCGGTCTATGCCGGGCTGGAAGCGCTGACGGGCGATCTGCTGGCGAGGGAATGGCCTCGCGACGACGGCGCCGTGATGCGAATCAGCCTGTGCCTGGTTGACCAGGGCTGGCTGACGGACGTCGTGCATCAGTTCTGCCGGCAGTCGCCTCATGCGGCGCTGCTCATGCCGGCCCGGGGGCATGGCATCACGGCAAGTCAAAAGCCCATCAGCGAGTACGACCGCAAGCGCGGTGACCGGATCGGTCACCACTGGTGGATACCGGGTGTGGCCCGCAGGCGGGCGCTCCGCCATGTGGAGATCGACACGAACTACTGGAAGTCCTTTGTGCACGAAAGGTTAGGGACGGCCATGGGCGATAAGGGGTGCCTGTCCATCTTCGGCCGCAAGGCCGTGCAGCACCGCCTCTTGGCCGAGCACCTGACGGCCGAGTATCGGGTGAGGACCGAGGGCCGCGGCCGGACGGTTGACGAGTGGAAGCTGCCGCCCTCGAAGCCCGACAACCACTGGTTTGACTGCGTGGTCGGCTGCGCCGCGGGAGCGTCAATGCAAGGGGTCGAACGCATTGGGGCTGGAGTGAGGCCTTTGGGCGAGAGGAAGCGGCTAAAACTGTCAGCCTTGCAGCTGCAGAAGCGTACATGAGGCCCACAGCATGCTCGTCCTTCTACAGAGCAGCTCAGTTAGATGAGCCACGTGAAGGCCAAGCCCTACCCCGCTCACTCGTCATCCCTCCCACCCTTCTTGAGCCGGGCACGGGGTTCAACCCTCTGGGTGACGAAGGGCGCAAGGGCTTCCCGCGCTTCGAAAGAAAGGCCGCCACGGGCCAGCCAGAGCGCCTCGAGCTTAGTGGCATCGATGCCTGAGGCTTGATCCCACAGGCCGAGCCGGCGAAGGGTCTTCTCGAACTCCTTCCGGCGCTCGTCGCCGCTCTTCGGGTACTCGATGCTGACGACATCCGCGATCGCGGCGTGGTGCGAGGAGCCAGCAACAGACTCAAGCCCTTCCCGCCGGGCGAGAGCGACAAGTTGCTCTTGGACCTGCTGCTCCTCGTCCTTGAGTGCCTCAGCCTGTTTCTGCAGTGCGAGCCGTCGTTCGCGCAGCTCTGCCCACCGGTCCACGAGCCGCACACCATCGTCCGCCTTGAACTCCTCCGGCATCAGGGCTTCGACTGCCACGTGGTGCTTGGTCGCGGGGCAGATCTCGCGGAAATCGCACCAGTCGCACAAAGCGCTCAGCCGCGTCGGGAAGTTTGCCTCGTCTTGTCCACGGTCTTCGATGTCTTCGATCAGGGCAACACACTCGGCCTTGAGGGCTTCCAGCTGCGGCGACGTGCGGCGGGAGCGAATCTCCTTGTCAAAGCGCAGATAATGCCAGACGAGGTCGACATCCTGCACATCGCCCCACATGCCCATAACCCCGATCTGGTAAATAGCGAGCTGGCGGTCCGCGTCGGCCTCGGCCTGCGTGGGCAGGTAACTCGAAGTCTTGTAATCGTGTACCTCGTACGTGCCATCCGTGCGCTGGGCGACCCGGTCAATGTAGCCCTTCATCCGGTACCGGCCAGCCTCATCGAGGTCAATCAGCACAGGGCACTCCAGGCGGAGCGTCTGGCTCTGATCGAAGGGCGCATACCGATGGTAGTACGCAGACAAGCAATCGTGCCCCGCCTTGCGGTAATCGTCCGGGCCCAGATCGTCCCTTACGACGCGAATCGCGTCGTACCACTGCCGGTCCCAATCGTCCTCGTACCAGTCCAACAGCTCCGTCTGGCTCATTAAGTGCCCGCCCAGAAGGAGCCTGTAAAGGCGCTCGAGGGCATCGTGGACGCGGATGCCGAGGAATGCCTCAACGGTGTCCGGCCGTTCGACTTCTGTTCTGGCGACGTACTCGAACCAGTATTGGCGCGGGCAGTTCTTGAAGGCGCTCAACCTGGAATGAGAGTAGATCGGCATGCTCAGGCCTCCCCGGCTTTGGGGCGTTGGGCGGCAACGATCCTGGCCAGTATCCTGAGGATCTCATCCGTGTTCGCACGGTTGCTCCAGAAGACCAGGAGCTCCTTCGGGCGCAGGCTCAGGGGCCTGCTCGCTCGTGACTGCTCGAGAGACTGGACCACGAGGATGATCACTGTGTCCTCCACGAGAGAGATCTCGTGAGCGAACCGGCCAGCGAACTCACGTCTGGCCTCGTGGGGCACCAGCTCGGCAATCTTAGCGCAGAGGTTGCAGTAAGACTCTCATTCGTGCCTCCCCAGGTATTGCCGGTTAACGACGGCTGGAAAGCATGATTCGGCCACCAGCGCAGCGGAACCAGGCTCTGCAGGGCGCAGGGCCTTGCCGCTGCGCCTGCATCACTTCAGTAGCGAGCCTGCAAGCCCCGCCTCATCGGAGGCCAGGAGAAGTTGCGTGCTTGATGGCCTGGTGAACGACCAGAGCCTCTCATGACGGTCTGCAAGCGTCTTTTCCTCTTGTCCGAGCACCTCCAGCTCTTCTGCCAGCTGCGACGCCAGCCTGGCAAGCATTTCACTCTCCGCTTCGGTCTAGGTCGATGCCTCCATGGCCTCGCGCAGTGCCGCTGCCGCCGAGGCATAAAGGTCCAGGGGATGGCTCATCGCCACGAGTGAGCCAGCGCACAGCAGGTACCCGGCCGGCCACAGGCAGCCTTCAAAGAGCTGGCGGGGGGCGTAGTGGTTGAAGCAACGGAGGCGCTCGGCCATGCTGCAGATGCACGTCATGCCCCGCACAAGGGCTTTAAGCGCCTCTCCAAGCCTGTCGGACTGATCGCGACCTAGATTTGCCCGAAGCTCCGAGAGCCGTGCCCTCATGCGCTCTAGCGCTGCAGCGTCTGCCTCTTGCAGGTGCGTCTTCCAGTCGTTGCGGCAGCCTTTGTTGTCTGTCCCGTTCATGCTCTTGCGCTCCTTTCAGCAGGCGCCTGGCGACGCTCGCCAGCCCAACAGCTTCACTTTGAGTGTTTCCCCCCGCACTCACGAGCAGCTTCGTCCACGTAGTCAGCGACAAGCTCGCCGATCTGTGCCTCTGTCATTCCCTGACCCGTGGCTATCA